CTGTCACTGACGGCGTCCTGGTCGTGACGGACGACGTGATGCTCGCCTCGCTGAAGGTCAAGACGGCTGAGGCCGCCACGCCTGCCGTCCTCGATACGGACTATACGGCGGAATTCGACGACGACGGTCAGACGGTCATCACGATCATCGAGGGCGGCGCTCTCGACGGTGCAACCGAGCTCTATCTGGAGTACACGGCAATCGATGCTTCGCTGGTCGATTCCGAAGACATCATCGGCGGCGTCGATCGCGACGGGAACAACACGGGTATGGAGCTTCTCAATGAGATCTTCCCGCGCTTCGCGATGGTTCCTGGTATCGTCGCGGCTCCTGGCTGGAGTCAGATCCCCGGCGTCGCTGCCGTCATGAAAGCGAAGGCGCTGGCGATCAACAATCTCTTCCGCTGCATCATTCTCACGGACGTCGACACAGAGGTTGTGACGAAGTATGCAGACGTCAATGCCTGGAAGAATAAGAACAGCTACACTGGCGTGAATCAGCTTGTCTTGTGGCCGATGGTTCAGCTCGGCGATTACATCTTCCACTACTCCACGCAGATGCTCGGCATCATCGGAAAAACGGACGCGAACAATCAGGACGTCCCGTATCAGTCTCCGTCGAACATTTCGATGCAGGCCACCGGCATGTGTCTGAAGGATGGCACTGAGGTCTTCCTTGGGCTGGAACAGGCGAATCTCTTGAACAGCCAGGGCGTCATAACGGGCCTGAACTTCATCGGCGGCTGGAAGAGCTGGGGCAACTATACCGGCGCTTATCCGGGAATGACGGATGTGAAGGACACGTTCATCTGTGTTCGCCGCATGTTTGACTGGCAGTATCAGACGTTCATCCTCACGTACTGGCAGAAGGTCGATCAGCCGCTGATGCCTCGCCTCGTCCGGACTATCCTCGACAGCGAGCAGATTCGTTTGAACGGTCTCGTCTCTCGCGGATATCTGCTCGGCGCTTCCGTCGACTTCCTGGAAGACGAGAATCCGCTGACGGATCTCTTGAATGGTATCCTCCGGATCCATACGAAGCTGACTCCGCCTGTTCCGGCGCAGACTATTGAGGATATCCTGGAATACGACGTGAACAATTTTGAAGCGCTGTTCAATGCGTAATAATGGAGGTGAGAGATAATGGCGACGAATAAATTTCCCGAACTGATTAACGGCGCTCGTCTGTATGAGGACGGAAATGACAACTGCCTCGGCGTGGTTGATGTCGAGCTGCCGACGCTGGCAAGCATGACGCAGACCATCGACGGCATCGGACTCGCAGGCGAGATCGACGCTCCTGTGGTCGGACACTTCTCCGGCATGGAGGTCAAGATGAACTGGCGGACGCCGAAAGCTCCTGCCTTCAAGATGCTGGGCGCGAACGGTGCTTCGTTGGAGCTCCGCGCAGCGGTCCAGAATTGGGACAGCGGCGAGAACAGCTACGCGATGGACAAGGTCCGCATCGTCATGAGGGGCCGTGCGAAAGAATTCGAGCTCGGCACGTTCAAGGATGCGAATCCGTCCGACAGCTCCACGACGGTCGAGTGTACGTATTTGAAGTACGAGCACAACGGCGAGACGGTGCTGGAAATCGATAAGTATGCGTACATCGCAAACATCAACGGCACCGACGTTCTCTCCGAAGTTCGCGATGCTCTTGGAATCTGATGTGTATATGGGAAAAGCGAAAGCGATTGCGGATTTGCCGTGATCGCTTTCTCAATTCCCGGATATTTTAGGAGGGTATGACATGGCAAAGGAATCAGCTAAAACCGGCACTATTATCCGCTTATCGGAGCCGCTCAACGGCTCGAATGAGTTATCACTGGATTTTTCCCGCATCAACGGCTACACACTGATTAAAGCCGGAAAGGACGCGAGAAAAGAAGAGCCGACACTCGTGATGCTGCAGTTCTCTCAGTATTATCTCGCAGCGATTGCATCGGCGGCGGCGGGTGTGAAAATCGATGACATCCTCGGCATGGGTGCGAAAGACTTCACGGCAGTGACGATCGCGGTGCAGAATTTTTTATTGATGTCGGACCAATAAACGAAAACTACGAACTGAATACTCTCCGGATGGCTCGGTATTCGCGCACGCCTATCAACGTCTTCCTGTCGATGCCTATCGACGAATACAAGATATGGGAAAAGGTCATAAACGACGAGATAAAGCGCGAGAACAAAGCACTGGAGAATATCACGAAGAAATAATACAGGCCGCAGGCCGGAAAGGAAGACTCGCATGAGTGCAGGCAGAGTTTTTGAAATGGCCTTCGCTTTGAACGCCACGATGAAGGGCAATTTCGGCGGCGTCATGAAATTCGCCGAAAGGTCCATGCAGGCGCTCAAAGGACAGACAGAGCAGCTCAAATTTGCACAGAAGCAGCTTTCCGGCCAGTGGAATGAAAGCGAAACACAGATCCGGAACTATAACAATCAACTCACGGCACTGACGGAAAGCTATCAGCGCGGACTTGTGACGGAAGAGGAATACCGGAGAGAGGCTGCCAAGATTACGCAGGCTCTCAAGGCCGCCGAGGCGAGCGTCGAGGGATATCGAAGCAATCTGAATCGGATCCAGTCGGAGATGAAGCAGACTGCGAACGCGCAGAAGGCACTCACTGACGCCATGGCGAACAGGCGAGCCGCTGCGATGAATCTCGCGAACGCGAAACAGGATTTCGTCGGAGCTGCTGCAAACGCCTATATGCTCGCGCAGGCTATGGCTGGGCCGATTGAGGCTGCGGCACATTTCGAGTCCGCGATGGCTGACGTCCGGAAAGTCGTCGATTTCGATACGCCTTCGCAGTTCAAGGATATGCAGAAGGATATCCTGGCGCTGACGAGGACGCTGCCGATGGCTGCAGAGGACCTGGCGAAGATTGTGGCGGCCGGAGGTCAGTCCGGCATCGCTCGCGAGGATCTCCTGTCTTTCGCGGAATCCGCTGCAAAGATGGGCGTCGCGTTCGATATCACGGCAGACGAAGCCGGATCCATGATGGCGAAATGGCGGACGGCGTTCAAACTGGGCCAGGATGACGTCGTGAAACTGGCTGACCAGATCAATTATCTCGGCAATACCACAGCGGCATCAGCTCCGCTGATTTCCGATGTCGTCACGAGAATCGGTCCGCTCGGCGAAATCGGAGGCGTGGCATCCGGAGAGATCGCGGCGCTCGGCGCGTCTATGGTCGGCGCTGGCGTCAACTCCGAGATCGCGTCCACGGGTATCAAAAATCTGATCCTTTCGATGACTGCCGGAGAGGCGGCCACGAGCAGACAGAGAGAAGCCTTCGAGCGCCTCGGGCTGGATGCAGAGACGATGGCCGCCAAGATGCAGCAGGACGCGAAAGGCGCCATCCTCGAATTGTTCCAGACGCTTCAAGCCTTGCCGAAGGAGGCGCAGGGCGCCACGTTGTCGCAGCTCGTCGGACGTGAATCGATCGCGGCCATCGCTCCGCTGCTCTCGAATCTCGATGCGCTGAAGGAAAATCTTGACAAGGTCGCAGACGCATCGAAGTATTCCGGGAGTATGCAGGGCGAGTTTGCTGCACGCTGCCAGACGGCGGAGAATTCACTCCAGCTCATGAAGAACGCAGCATCGGAAGCGAGCATCAATATCGGCAGCGCTCTCTTGCCTGTCGTGTCGGATGCGGCGAAGAGTGTGGCGGAGATTTCAGGCGGCTTTGCAAAGTGGGCTTCAGAGAATCCCGGACTTGTCAAGGGAATCGCCATGCTGGCCGCAGGCATTGTCGCTTTGAATCTCTACATAAAGGCGACTCTTGTCCTGAGTAATGCGTGGGCGCTCGCAAAGGCGACATGGCTCGCGATGACAGCGGCACAGAACGCGGCTATGCTCACGGCTGCCGCAAGCGGCGCGAAGCTGTCGTTGGTGCAGAAAGCATTGACGGCGGTGCAGTGGGCCTGGAATGCTGCGATGACTGCGAATCCCATCGGCGTCATAATTGTCGGGATCGCGGCTCTGATTGCGGCAGGGTATGCACTATATACCAACTGGGACAAGGTGAAGCAGTTTTTCGTCACGCTTTGGGAAAGTCCGGCTGCGCAGCTTGCGCTATTCCTCGCCGGTCCTGTCGGCTGGCTGATAGGAATTGTCGCAGGCATCATCGCGAACTGGGAAGAGGTCAAGGCATGGTTCGTTCTGCTGTGGAATGAGCCGGGAGCTGCGCTCGATCAGTTCGTGAGCATGGTCAAAAATAAATTCGCCACGCTGGTCTCTTATGTCGAAGACAAATGGGAGCGGCTGAAATTCGTCCTCGCGAATCCGATCACGGCCACGGTGAACATGGTGCAGACTGGAAGCGTTTACGGAGACGACGGCCCGAAAGCTCCTGGCATGGCGTCCGGCGGATTCGTGAATCATCCTCAGCTCACATGGCTGGCAGAGGGCGGATATCCGGAGGCGGTCATTCCGCTCGACGGAACTGCTCGGGCGATGGAGCTGTGGCAGCAGGCTGGAGCTTCGCTCGGCGTTCATCCGGTCGCCAGCGGCGCTGTCGAGGCTTCGACGATTGAAGCTCCGATCATTCGCTCCGGCGGCGGAGACGTAAACATTGAATTTTCGGCGCCTATCACTATAAACGGGAACGCAGACAACAAAACAGTTGATCAGATCGCGGACGCAGCGCAGCAGATGAAGCGACAGTTTGAAGACATGTTCCGCGATATGATGGAGCAGCAGAGGAGGGTGTCCCTTGCCTAAAACTTATACGACTATTTCAGGCGATATGTGGGACAGCATCGCCTTGAAGACACTCGGACGAGAGGCAGATATGGACGCTCTCCTCGAAGCTAATGAAGAGCAGAGGGAGACGGCAATCTTTCCGGCTGGAGTCGTTCTGACGATTCCTGACGTCAGTGGCGTCGAGCCGTCAATCCTTCCGCCTTGGAGGCGGTAATATGTGGCAACTATCCGCCATGATGCGCGGACTGCCGAACAGCAGCTCATTGTCACGACGCGCATGGTTATCGGTCATCTATACTCCGAAAGGCGGATCTTCCGGCACGGATATCTCAAACGATCTTTCCCAGTATCTTCTCTCCATGAGCTACACGGACAACCTGCACGGAAAGGCCGACGATTTGTCTTTGACACTGGAAGACAGAGGGATGCTGTGGCAAGGCGACTGGTTTCCGGAGCAGGGCTCTCTTTTGGACGTCACGATCCACACGTACAACTGGGAGAATCTCATGGACGGCGAGAAGACGCTGGAGCTCGGCCAGTTCGAGATTGACGAAATCGAAATTGCCGGGATGCCTTCGACGGTAACGATTAAGGCCGTCAGCGTTCCGAACGATACGAAACTTCGCGGAGTAAAACGAAGCCGGACATGGGATGAAATCACGGTCAAGAAATGCGCGAACGATATCGCAACAGGAGCAGAGATGGAACTGTTCTATGATTGCGACGAGGATCCGAAACTGGATCACGTCGAACAGTCAGACGAAAGCGATCTCTCCATCCTGGAGAAGATATGCAGCGATGCAGGATTTTCGTTGAAGGTCACGCCTGAGAAGGTCATCGTCTTCGACGAGGTCAAATATGAAGCTGCTGACGCCGTGGCGATCATCGTCCGGCCCGGAATGATGTATATGAAATCAGGCGATATGCCTATCATCCATCAAATTGAAGGGTATCGCTTCCGGGCGAAGACGCGGGACGTCTACGGATCCTGCCACGTCAAATATCAAAAGGGCGAAGAGAAGGAACTGATCGAGGCAACATTCGAGCCGAAGAATCCGGTCACGGACAAAGTCCTCGAAGTTTCGGAGCAGGTCGAGAGCGTCGAAGAAGCCGAACGACTTGCAAAGCGGAGACTGCGCGAAGCAAACAAGGAAACTGTGACGGGATCGTTTACGATTCCGGGCCGTCTCGATATGACGGCTGGAATCCTCGTGAATCTGGTCGGCTTCGAGAAGATGGACGGGAAGTACATCATCACGAAAGCGCAGCACTCTCTCGGTCAGCGATACACGGTCACAGTCGATGTGAGGAGATGCTTGGATGGATACTGAGATTCTCCGGCTTATGAATCAATATATTTTCATCGGCGTCGTTTCCACGGTTGACGGCAAGAGCGGCACGGCAAAGGTGACGCGTCCGGACATGGATGAGAAAGTCAGCGCCTCGCTGTACGTGCTGCAACGTGGAACGAAGGCCACGAAGGAATACTGGATGCCAGCAGTCGGCGATCAGGTCCTTTGCGTGCTCTTGCCGAACACGACAGGGAAAGGCCCGTCGAGGGGCTGCATCGTCGGCGCGATTTACAGCGCGAAGGATGCCCCAGTGGAGTCGAATCCTGACGCCAGGTCCACAGTATGGCCGGACGGCAGCTTCGTCAAGTACGACGGCAGCGGGAACATATCAATCAACGCTGCAGGCTCGATCACACTGACGGCTCCGCGCATCGACATCAACTGACGGGCGGTGATGATATGCCAGCACAGACACGGCTCGGAGACACGGACACAGGCCATGACGCCTGTCCTCCGCGTCCGCTTGTCACTGCCAGTCCTGATGTTTTCGTCAATGGGAAAGGCGCCGGAAGAGTGACTGACACATACGCTGCGCACGGATGCCCGGTACATCCGCCACACACGGGAATCATCGCAAGCGGCAGCTCCAGCGTTTTCATCAACGGGCTGGCAGCAGGAAGAATCGGCGATCCTGTGAGCTGCGGCGGAAATGTGATGCAGGGGAGTCCAGATGTTTTTGTAGGGGGATGAGAAAGTGTTTATCGGATATATGGGAGACGTCGTTTTCACTGCATCCGAGTCGATGCTTCGCACTCCGTCAAACTTTCAGCGCAGCGGCGGATCCAGATGGGAGAATCACGATTTGATTCTCGCGAAGCCTGTCGCCCAGTTCGCCGGTCCTGCTTTGGAGCGTGTTTCGTTCCGGATCATTCTCTCGGCTGCTCACGGCGTAAATCCGTCGAGCGAGCTGCGGAAGCTCCGGCGGATGCGCGACTCCGGCGCCGTGTTCCCGGTGATTATAGGCGGACGTCCGCTGACGCAGAATTATTGGAGGCTCGACAGTCTCTCGGAAGGAACGAACTATTACGACGCCTATGGTCATCTGATACAGAGCACGGCGGACGTCTCGCTGGTCGAATACGACGACAGCAACTATATGGAGGAGCTCTCGCGCCTCGATCAATA